CCTGCCCAAAATGCCGTAAGTCCAATGAGAATAAGTTTCCAAGCCCTGCTCATACGTCCTCCATCTTGTAGTTCAGCTTGTGGCTTTGGAACCGCATGGCAGCCTCCATCTCCATCTCTTTAAACTGTTCATCAGAGAAAATACCAATGACATTGCGTCCTTCAAACCATACTTCTTTGATTGACTCGTTGTAAGTTGTCTCTCCATCGTTCTCATACTCATAAACGACAGTAACTACTACGCTACCTGCACCTGTTGTTGTGTCAAATTCCCAAGTTGATTCCATGATTCACTCCTGTTAAAAATTAAATCTTACCTATTTGTTTACGTAATACCATAGGGACTTACCCTAAGTCTTCCTTAACCATAATCTCTACGGCAGGGGTTTCTGCATAGACTTTTGTAATGTGTAGGTTTACAACCTGTTTGTCATCAAGGTAAACAATATCGTTCATGCCATCCAGAAAGCACTTGGCAATGTTGTCTATGTCGGGTTTCTTTGTTGGCTTGAGTATTCCCTCCAAGGCATCTTTGCGCTTCTGCTTTGAGAATGATAATGGTATTCCAACTCTGATATAAATTGCTACTGTTACAGGAGTGTCTAGTGGCTCTGACGATCCCATTGCAGCACTAGCCATCATCCTGATTTCATCTTCATAGGTCTTTGTCTTCTGTGGGGTGTATGTAGATACAAAGTTTCCACGTTTGGCAAACCTTGGCCTACCTTTACCTACTGGTTCCCCGTAAACCATAAACATTGTCATAAAGGTCATTCAAGAGTCCCATCTTTAATTTTGTTCATATATTCTCTGATTCTGTCTCTAGCACCAGTGCCGTAGATTCGTTCTGCTCTTTCTAGTCTGGCACGAATCAGATCAGGTTTCTTATTCCATACCCAATTCCGATAAAGTTCTCTTGCCTCTGCTTGCTCAAGAATTACTCTGTCGCTTGGACCTTGAATGTTTCTTCTACTCCAAGTCACCAGTAAGCTCCAGTGCTTGGTTTATCAAATAAAGCGGAAAATGGTTTCCGTCTTTTACTTTGTCTAACAGAATCATGGCTTGGTAGTGGCTCATGCTTTTTTCCTTATTTGAGCCATCCTAGCCAATACTTCTAGCGGAATAGGTGCGGCTTTTTTCGCATCTTCTGCAATCTTTAGCAAAGCAGGATCAGGCTCATTACTTGACGCAACAGTGAGCCTCACAACGTCATAGGGATTTGGTTTTACAGCTTTGGTGTTGCGTACCCAGTTTCTCCATGTTGCATCCCAATCCAACTTGACACCCTTTTGACCTGCTTGGGCAACCCAATAATCTTTGAACTGTTCAGCAACCTGCCGAACATCTAGGTCTGGTCTTTCTTGAGTAGCCCAATCTCCCATTGATTTACTAAGAAACCAATCTTGTGCTAGGCGTGAGCCACGCTTGTTCTCTTTAATTGGTTTATGGTTAGTGGTTATTGGTTTATGGTTATTGGTTGCTATTGGGGTAGCATTAGGGGGGCTAATAGCCTCCCCATTGGGGGGTGTTCCCCACCTTTTAGCCGCCCCACGTTTACCTGCCTCGGCAAACTCTTTATATTGCTTGATTTCCTTGTCTGCACGAGGAGAAACAAAGCCATCTTCTGTTGAAATAAAGAACTCATTGAGGACAGTCATTACGTCCTCTTCATGCTCACGCATACCGATCTGACGAGCAATATCTCGGTGTTTTATGGGTTGTTCATGGAGAAAGTAGAAATCTAGCAAACGCCTGTAAGCTAAATCTTCCATCAAAGAAAGATGATGGGTGTGACTTTTGTAGTCACCAATGTGAAACTGGTAGTAGTGCATAACTCGCCTTTTACACTCCCTAAAAAGAAACTGCGGCAGGAGAGGGAGGAACTCTTTTCGGAACGGGGATCAATCCATTCCTAGCCGTGTTTCAAAACATTGTATCAAATAAACTGATTATTAGTAATTTCTTTAGTGAAATTAGGATTGCCCTTGTAGAAGTTTCTAGCCTGATTATTCATCACGGCATACTCAGACTTGGTAAAAATACCCTTAGCATTGCGTACATCAAATGGATTTAACTTGTTATAAGGCTCATCATTGGCGGCTTTTGTAGCCTCAATCATATGTGGCTCTAGGGTGTATTTACATACCCAAGCACGATGCACCTTGATTTTCTCAACAGTAAGCTCTTTCTTGCGAAACATCTTCTTGCAAGCAGCCACAATGGAAGTTCTTGGTATGCCAGTTAGATTCTCCATCTCTTGGGCAGTAAGTGGTCCATTCTGTAAAGCTCGAATAATTGCTTGTTGGGTCATTTGTAAAGGTTCTCCAGGTTAATTTTGCGGTTTAGATGGATCTCTAGTGTTCTACCAAGCAAGGCAGTCAAAGTAGCCTCTGCGTCCTCTGGTTTATTGGTATAAGCATCAGCCATTGACTCTGCATAAGCAAGCAATGTTTCAGCACAGGTTTGTTCAATTTGTTCGATGTTCATACGCAAATCGTAGTGGTTTTATATGGTCTGTCTATTAGGGTATATCCCTATATAAATTGATAAAATAGTAGTTTACATTTACTTCACCTTAACAAAACAGGAGAAGGTTAATGAACATTCAGATACTCCGTCATGTGCGTCAAATGTTTCAAGGCTACTACGTTGACGAACAGACAAAAAGGTCTTACCAGCTCAAATGGGTGCGTTCAGTACGCAATCTAGGCGATAAATACTTGTTGGCTAAGAAAGTAGAGCGTATCCAATGAAAACATTGTTTGAACAGTACAGAGAGCAATTTGCAGACATTCCATATTGCTGCTACTGCTTAGAGCCACAAGGTGAGAAATGGCACTGCTGCCAAGAAAACCACTTTATCGAGTTTAAAGACTTAGATATTGAAGATCAAAAATTTATCATTGATTCAGAGTTAGAAGATAATACTTAAGGAAATATCATGGGTGTACATAAAAAGTTAATGGAAGCAAGAATTGCCTTGCAAGCGGCTCCACTTAAAAAGTCAGGCCACAACAAGTTTGCAGGGTATCAATACTTTGAACTTGGAGACTTTCTGCCAACAATCAATCAAATCTTTTACAAGGTTGGTTTGTGCGGTGTAGTGTCATTTGACAAAGAACTGGCTACTCTGTGTATCACTGATACAGATGATGGCTCACAGATCGTTCTGACAAGCCCTATGGCTGATGCCAATCTAAAAGGCTGCCATCCAATCCAGAACCTTGGTGCTGTAGAGACATACACCAGACGTTATCTCTGGGTGTCAGCAATGGAAATTGTTGAGCATGATGCGCTTGACTCTTCTCCACCAGTAAAGGAAGAGAAGCAAGCCCCAATCATTACACCTACACAAGGTGCAATGGATAGCATTCCAGAAGATGAACAGAATTATCTCAGAGAGTTAGCAATGGAATTGATTGCTATCTGCGAGAATGAAGAACCTAAGACAGCTTGGGTAAAGTTGGAAAAAGAGAACTTAGATAGCGAACAAAAAGTCGCTCTATGGACTTTGCTTCCTAGTAAAGTGCGTTCAGCTTTGAAAAAGGCTAAAGAGCTGTAAATGATTACGCAAGAACTTGTTAAATCATTATTTGATTACGACAGCAATACGGGGGTTTTTAAAAGAAAAGTTACTGTATCCAACAATGCAAAAGTTGGACAAATTTTAAATAAAACAGATACTCATGGATATTTAAAAGTAGCAATAAAGAAAAAATCATTTAAGGTTCATAGACTTATATGGCTTTATGTATATGGAGAGTTACCAAAAGACACAATAGACCACATTAACGGAATAAGAGATGACAACAGAATTGAAAATTTAAGAGTGTGTACAGTTAAAGAAAATTCACAAAATAGGAAATTTTCAAAAAATAATACTTCTGGATATAAAGGTGTTATCAAGAAAGGAAATAAATTTGTAGCTCAAATAGGTTTTGATAATAAATGTAAGCATTTAGGTTATTTTTTAAAAGCAGAAGATGCACACAAAGCATATTGCGAGGCTGGAATTAAATACCATACACATAATGAACATGCAAAAAAAGTAAAGGAAATGTAATGGAAAAGCGTGATAACTCAGGTGTTCTGTTCAAGAATGATAAAAAAGAATCAGAGAAACACCCTGATTACAAAGGAAATATCACAATCAATGGTCAAGACTTTTGGTTGAGTGCCTGGGTCAAAGAAGGCAAAGGCGGTAAGTTTATGGGTTTAGCAGTATCACCCAAAGAGCAACAAGCAAAGCCATCAGAGCGTTCTAAAGCAACGAACTTTGATGACTCGGATATGCCTTTCTGATAAACTTTTTTCGGGGCGAAAACTGTGCAAAGACTTTCAAGCTTTCGGACGAGCAGTTAGTAGCCCCACCTAATAGGAGTCAATAATGAATTTACTAACAACTGTTTATTTCAAAGATACTTTCAACCGATTGTTTGGTACTGATCCAAGCTTATTGGTACGAAAAAAAGACCCTGCAACAAGCCATGAGGCGGCTCAAGCAGTAGATAGCACCAAGCTAGAACAAATGGTCTACGAGGCCATTAAAAGCCATCCAGATGGATGTATCTCAGATGAGATACTAAAGATGTATCCACAGTATCCGTATTCTTCAATAACTGCCAGATACAGAGCATTGTTGGACAAAGGTTTTATAGAAGTTACAGGTGTAAAAAGAGGAAGATTTGGTAGGAACCAAAGAATTATGAGGGCAATAAAATGAGTTACGCAGCAATAGAAATGAAGATAATCCAGTGGTCAGAGTCCCGTAAGATTATCCCAAATAGCAATCCAGAGTCTCAGTTACTCAAAGCAGTATCCGAAATGGGAGAACTAGCAGATGCCACCATTAAAAAAGACAAAGAAGCTGTTATTGACGCTGTTGGTGATGTCATGGTGTGCCTTATCAATTACTGCGCTTTACAAGACATTCATCTGGTAGACTGCATGGAAGTTGCATACGATCAGATCAAGAATCGTAGGGGTACTCTTTTGCCAAACGGAGTATTCCAGAAGGAAGTTTAGTAGCTTGTTGGCTACTTTGCCAACAGATAAAATCCTACATTGCTAAACGCATAACCCGCATAGACAATAGCCATATACGGGTTTTCTTTGTATAACTGCTCACCAGCTATGTAGGCATAGATAGCACCTGTCAAGATGATTAGCCAAGCACTCAAAATGCACCTACATCAATGACTTCTCCCCTAAACTGAATCATATCCTCATCAAACTTATGGACTAACTCAGGCCATAGCAACTGTCCATTAAAGAAGTTCAGCACTGCAAAACCAGATCTGTGGTTGCTTGGGTTTATCTCAGCATAAGTAAATTGTGGACCATCAGTCTCAGCCAAAGTCCCTGTATCTACCCCGTATCTACATCCGTTGTAGTCAGAGAATGGTGTTACTTTAAGACTATGAAGATGCCCAGTAACAACAGACACACCAGCATTAACTGTATTGTTGTGGGTTGCATGGATTCCACCTTTGTATCGGTGTTTGATGATGACTTGTTCAGTAGGCCATACTGCCCAACAGAAGTCCCAATCTGGGATGTGGTCTGTCAACTTAAATCCCTGTACTTCCTTGAATTGTGGGGCGTGTTGAGCAAGTCTATTGCCAAACCGAATATCGTGATTTCCCCATGTAAACAGTAGCTTTACATTGTGCCTTGCTGCTTTAGCTACTTCTTCTATCTCACCCAACGCACCCTGACAAGCCTTTAGCTCTTGGATGACAGTGGTTTGGGGTTGGTCAGTTATATCATGGCGAGATATAGACGCTCCATCAAAAGCATCCCCGTTACATATCACTACCTTGGGTTTAAACTGTTCTATAGCCCATAGAAGCCCTTTAAAAGCCGTAGTTCGTTGACCAGGTATGAAGTGAGCATCAGAGAAGACAATAACAGTGCCATCCAGTATGCCTAGTTTAACTTGTCTTAAAGGAGAGAAGGATTTAGGTCTGGTGGCGGCATAGTTAGCTCCACGATGGTCTTTTGCTATTAAGGTGATTTTATGGTTTTCTTCAATCCACCTTCTACGCAAATGAACTGCTCTATTTGGAATTCCAAGGTGTTTGGCTATTTCTGTAGCAGATTGAAGTTTCTCCCATAGTTGGATGAACTCCATATCCGTACAAGTCTCATTATGTGAACCCATTGGAATCCCTTGAAAGTAACTTCTCTAAAAGGTTGATGACTCTATGTTCTTGCATCTCAATGTCCTCATCTGACGATTTAGGGTCTGTTGCTACCATTAACAAATCATGCAAAAACACATGAAGTAACTCATGTAAAGCAGTCTGATCCAGAGACTCTTGGGTGATCTTTTCAGCACCAAAATCTCCCAATCTGTAAGTAGCCAATCTAGCAGTAGTATTAAACTCAACAGAAGCCATTGCCTCTTTAGCTGCTTTGCTACCTTTTTCTATTCTCCAATCACCAAGATTGAGCACTTGTTGCCATTTTTTGACACTTTGTGCAAACACTTGTACATCTTCTGGTGTAGGAATGTTAGGCATTTCAACACCTTATAGCAGAATTGTTACAGTTTAGTTTAACTTGTCAGGACTTGTAAAGCTTCATTTATGTGTTTGATGCGGTCATCAAGCCCAATAAAGCCACCATTGATCTTCTTAGTCATGGTTTTATAGTCTCTAACATCGGCAAATTCATTAAGCCTATGCGTGTTCCAAAACCACCCTGCTGTGAGGGCAGCATACTGTGGAGTAGCAACTAAATCAGGCTCCATAATGAAGTCAACACCTAGTGCTTGACCTGCATGGTGGTAGTTTGCAGATCCAGTAAGCTGTATACATCCTCTTCCTCGGAAACGATAACCATCCCCAGAAGCTTCATCCCTGTTTCCCATGCGATTAGAGTAAACAGTATTGGCAATCAACTTAGGATTCTTAGCGCACATCTGTGCTTTGGCAGCATCAAAGCGTTTAGGCCATAACTTCTGTAAAGCTTCTGCACGATAGTTTAGGTTTTCTTCCAAGATGCGAAAGTTCCCACATTCATGTCCACATTGACCAATAAATGCTGCTTGGCGAGTTGGTGTAGAGATGTCAAAACGCTCAAAAGTAGCATTTAAAGCATCTACCCATTGCTCACCAATATGAAGTTGTCGGAGTTGTTCTTTATTTACTGACATTTAGTAAATCTCTCATCTGATTGTACGAATCCACACAAGCATTTAAAGCGACAGTATTTCTATCCCCTTGAGCGACTATTTCTGCGATGGCATCGATGGTTGCTCTTTCGGCATCAGAAGGTTCATTAGCCTGTCTGTCAGGTTGGCTGGTTGCTTTTGAATCTGAGCTGGTAGAGGCGGTATTTGTGGGGGCTTGTACGTTACTGGTGGGGCAGAGGCGCAACTTGCCAGCACGATTGGCAACAGCAAGAGCAGTAGTTTTTTTGTTGATGGCATCATTGGCTTCCTGTAATTTGGCAGATTGTTGATTAAGTTTCTCACCCATGTTTCGCTCTATTTCCCGAGCTTCATCATTCTTTTTGGCAATAGCAATCTTCATGTCGTTATCACGCTCTAACCACCCGTAATGGTGTCCAACTCGGTATGTACCAAAGAGAGATACCAAAACACCCACAATTAACCAAGGTAAAGGTATAGGTAACATTATTCAACCTCTTTTCTAGCCATTGCCATATGTTCACGCTCTTCATTGTCTTCCAAGTGGTCTGGAGGAGTAGTCGGAGGTGGCCCAGGTGTCCAAGTTTCATCTAACTCTGGATTCTTCCAAACTGGCATAGCACCAAATGGCTGACTTGGTAAACCATACGCAGATTGCGTAGGCGCATAAGATGAGCCATAGGAGCCTTGCATTGGCTGACACATAGGTTGCATCATCTGAGGTTGATTTGGACTGCCAAAAGCCCTAGAAACAGCTCCAGCGGCTCTTTTAGTCATTACTCCACCAATGCCACCAACAATAAGCAGAACAATGTCGTTCAGCATCTTGGTATAGGCTTGGTCAATTGGAGCCATACTCTTGATTGGCTGAGTCACAAAGGTGACAGAGTAGAGTAAAGCAATGACGATAAAGCAAAGAATCAATGTGACCACAATGACCACAAATCCCCAAACTCTGACTTCAAATTCTTCAGTTGTTAGGTTTGGTTTCTGGTTGGACATCGTTGACCTTTTTATCTAATATTGGAGCTACCAAATACTCAGGACATTGCTGAGTAAATAAACATTTAGGCTTTTGACACTCTGCAGCATGGAAGAAGTCAGGATTCTGGCACTTGTATCTATACCTATCTTCACACCCAACTAACAGTAACAGAAGTAGTAGATATTTCATTTACCAAGTCCAACCTTTCCGAGTAGGAGATTAACAATTCTGTCAGACAGATCGTCAGGAAGAAAACGTAGAAACCCCAGAAAATACAAAGCAACGCACCCATAAATGAATATCTTTAGTGCTAAGTCAAAGGTCTTCTGATACTCATTCATTACTCAAATATGGATAAACAACTATCCAAAAGAAATAGTTTGATGGAACGGCAGACCAAAGCAATATATCAAAGTATGTCATCTTCCACCGCATCTATGAGTAGTGTTACAAAAGTCCATCAATTCATTGATGCCTACAAAGACCAAAAACAAAACAAAAGCTATACCACCAATAATGATGGCAAGCTCTTGCATCTCTTGCTCTTTAGCCTTGGCTGCTTTCTCTGCTTTTTGTAAGGAAGCAAGCTCTCTAGCATCATCCCTATCCATCTGGGCTTGTCGCTCTTTAATCTTATTCCAGACATCAATTTTTCCTGATGTCATAAAGAGCATTTTTAGCTCTTCCTCAAAGGATCTAGCCTTTTCTAGAGCCATCTCAATCTGAAGGGCAGTTCCCATATTGGAACCCTTACCCTTTTTAGACTCAATCAATGCCTTAGTAGCAACTGATTTAGCATCAAACATCTTGCCAATCATTGGCGCAAGAGAGCCTAGGTCATTGGCAACCTTACTTGCCTTCTTAACCATACTAATAGCTGACTGTATGCCAGCTAGAGCTGTTAGAGGATCAATCATTTTTTGTCAACTTTTTGCCACTCAAGGCATACTACTTTTCGGTTGTAAACATCACCTGTCCATGCCCACCTGACACATCTGTATTTGTCTTCACTAGATGCTACCAATATAACAAACATTGATAACATTAGTAACCATTTCACGGCATAGCCCAGATTATTATGTAGCTACAAAAGGCCAGAAATGCAATAGAACAGACTGCGGCAATCAATGCAACAGTCCATTCTTTCATTTTATCTAAACAGATCTAAGAGGCCAGTGGCAGAAGGAAAGAAGTCTTCTGGCTTTGTAGTCGCAGCATTTATACCTTGACCCATTGCTCCACCCATACCCCCTGCACCTTGCAGTTGTTCACCAAGTAAATATCTTGTTCCAGCTTGGCTACTTAAAGCATTAGATAGTCTATTAGCCATCGGTGGAACTAATGTGACACCCGCCATAGCACCTAAAGTTGGATCAAATCCTAATGATGTGGCGGCTCCTGCTCCAGCACCTGCGCCCATTCCAGTAGTCATCAAAGGAACATTGAGTGCGCCAGTTTGAGGTGCGGCTTTAGGAGTTACAGCACCACGAGTGGCATCAACAATATTACGCAATAAGCCAACTTCACCCATAACTTCTGGTGTTTGACCCATAACTATTCGTTGAGCAGATGGAAGTTCTGACCTACCTAAATTCAATGTTCTGGTAAAAGCAGGTGAAGACAACATAGTCGCTGCATCTGCATTGATAGCCGCACTACGGGCTTGGTTTAAGATTGAATATTGGGCAGCTTGTTTACCAGTATCAGACATCAAACTAACTGCTAAGTCAGCAGTAGCAGGATTACCTGTTAGGCTAAAACTTTGTGCAATTCTGTCAATTTCATTGGCAGGTGTTTTGCTAGAAACTATCTTATAGATATCTTGATCTTGTCTAAATGGAACAACAGTATTTCTAAACTGCTCCATTGCACGAGCGTGTTCTGCACCAGCAGGTGTGTAAACAGGCTTGTTATTTATAGTTCTAGGAGCCGCCCAAGCGTTTACATCATCTGAAAGACCACCATATAGTTTAGATAAAGCCGCTATTTGTTCTTCACCATATGAGGCAGGAGCTTTTTGAACTCTATTTAATTCAGAACCTACTGATTTTTGCAAAGTTCTTAATTCTTTATATGTTCCACCACCACCTTGAATCAGGTTGTTAGCACGCTCAACAAGTCTAGTAATAAACGCATTATCCGCAACTGCAGGGAACTTATCTAAAACTTCAATAGTTGCATTGTTTGTATTTGATAAAGGAATTTGAGTATTTCCTGCCAACTTTTCAGCACGATCAAATATTGGAGAAACAGCATCTTTAGCATTGCGATATTGAGTTCTTAGATCATTTGCAATAACTAACTTTTCACCACCTTCTTTGGTTACAGAGGCTGGTTTAACTTGCTCAGTAACTTTTTCAATCAAATTACGAACTTGAGCAGATTTTGTTTGATTTGCATCTTGTGTTGTATCGCCAAATTGACGAGTTTTACGCAACAATGCAGAACCTGGTCCACCAACATCACCTACATCAATATTTACACCACGTTGTGCAGCAGATTCAATCAACTGACCTGTAACTGGATCACGATAGTTTGTCCCAGAAGGAATATTAGCCGCACGAGCCGCTACAGCACTAGCTGGTAAACCTGCTGCCAAGTTAATACCAAGCAAAGCCAAAGGATTTTGAACGTCAAATTGATTACGGGCAATTTCAGCTGCACCAGTACCTGCTGTTGCACCAGCCATTTGAGCTGCAGGTTGAGCCGCCAAACCACGACCAACAACTTGTGCTGTTAAATTAGGTGCTTGTTGAAGTAAGCCGCCAACACCTGCCATTGCAGGGACACCTGCTAATGCACGAGTAACATTACCGACACCTCTTTCTAAGCCCGTTTGAGGTTGTGGCAAACCAAGCATGGTTGCAAAGTTTGACATTGATTGACTAGGAGTACCTAGTTGGCTACCAGTAGCCCTGTTAATCAACATATTCAGTGGTGAACCAACAATGTCAGCAACTGGTCCTAAACCTTCCATGCCATAACGAGCAGTCAATCCAACTTGACGGGCGACAGAGTCTTGATTCTGTTTAACAGGTGTTTGTTGAACTACTGGTTGCCCAATCATTGATGGATCAATCTCACGAAATCCAGTATTTTGTTGATCTTGAGTAGCCATTCCTCGCAAATCAATTTTAGGACTTGTTTGTCCAAGCAATGATGGATCAATATCTCTATATGTAGCCATGTTTGTACCTACAACTTTCTGAACGTAATTTTGTGTTTCTTTAAATGGAGGAATACCACCATACTTTTCAACATTTGCAGGTCCAGCGTTATAAGCAGCCGCCACCAATGTAGGATCTTGAAAACGCTCTGTTAATTGGCCTAGATACTTAACTCCACCACGGATGTTATCTTTCCAATCCATACGATTTACACCAAGATCTTTTGCAGTTGCGTTCATTAACTGCATAGGACCATATGCACGATCACCAGACCTAGTTTTAGGTCCAATGGCGTTAAATGCGCCACCAGATTCTGTCTCAACAATCTTTTGCACCAAAGAAAAAGGAACGCCTTGCCTTTGGGCTTCTTGCCTAGCAAATTCGTATACTTGATCTTTGGTAGCCATTAGTCATAAACTCGATAAACACCACTAGGCAACTGGTAAGCAGTTTTACCTTTATCTGGTCCAGCATTGACTTGGAACTGAGGCAAATATTTACGTAGACCGGGAGCCTCAAACATTTGTTTTTGACCTTGTGGCGATGATTCCCATTTAGCAAGAACATCAGGACCAGCATTTTTAGGATCAGCAACAAAGTTATAGTAGTCTTGTTTGCGCTTATTAGCCTCACGCAAAACTGCTAAGTTAAAGTTGGTTGATTCTTTTGGATCTGTAATTTGAGCATTACGCTGACCATAATAGCCAATTTCAAAATTAGAAATTGCACCTACTGCTTCAGATAAGCTTTCGCCTGTTAAAGCGTTAATACCTTGACGAGCAGAAATAGCATTTGTTAAGAATTGTTTATTTCGATCTCCAGATACACCAAGACTATTAAACACATTTCCTAATTGAGTCCTGACATTTGTAAACGAGCCAGTATCAAAGCCTGGACTGTTATAGGCATTTTGAAGTTGGTCAATTACTGGTGCAGTCTTTTTAGCTGTTTGATAACCTTTATATGCGTCATCAAGAATTGGCTTAAATGCCGCATTTAAAGTAGCTTGTGCCGTACTAGGTCCTGTTTCTGGTTGCGTAACAGCCCCTCCTTGACCTTGCATAGCTGGTGGATTAACAAATGTATAAGTAGGTGCGCCAGTTGAAGTTTGTGATGCACGAGGAATATTAGCTTCACGAGCAGCAGTTTCTGTTCTTGTTCTTGCCGCTAAAGCCTCTAGTGCTCCGTTTGCATTAACAATACCTATTACATTTTGGTTATTGTCAAAAGCATACTGTTCACCCTTTTGCAACTCAGGTAAAGTATTAAGTGCAGTAGCTTTAGCAGCACCTTTTATCACATTTGTTTCAAACTGAGGCTGACCATCAAACATAGCTCCAGTTGTAACTGTTCCAGCTTTTGTATCAACCTTTGGAGCAAAGCCAGTAATCTTTCCACCTGGTCCAACAATAAAACCATCTTGTAGTTTAGGTTGCATTGCATTTAATGTTTCACGAATCTGAGGTTGTGCAGGATTTCCTGATAAACGCAAAGAATCTGTTAAAGCTTTGTTGTAATCAATTGGTGTATTTAAAATTGCCTGTTGATTTTGTGCTGCAATGTTAGTAGGACCACCTCCACCAGCCATTGCACGTTGACCTGCTTGCATCGGAGTTGGAGCATATTTCTCCATGAAACCAGCAACTTCAGCACGTTGACGTTGAGTATTTTGTAAATCAGATATGGCTTTTTGACCACTCAAATACTGCTCTGGTACTGAGTAAGCAGATTTCAATCCCATAGAAGGATCATTGCTTAACAAAGAGCCGAGTAAGAACTGTTGAGTAGCTTGCTTTTGAAGACTACTTTTTTCGTCTTCACTAAGACCAGTAAGTGCTGCATCTGACAGCAAACCAAGATTAAAAGGCATATAAACTCCTTACAGGCCAAGTAAACCAAGCAGACCTTGCTTGGAAGTAGATGTAGATGTAGCACCAGAACCACCACCAACATTGAGTCCCAATGCTTGGTTGATGATCTGTTGTTGCTCCAAAGGAAGATTGCGGATGGCATCCAACTGTTGTTGAGAGAACTGTTGTTGTTGCAATCCAATGTTCTGCAAAGCTTGTGATCCTGCAAGACCTGCTTGTTGACCAGCTTGAGAGATACCTGCCATCTGTCCTGCAGCACTCAAACGCTGTTGATTAGCCGCTAAACCAGTTTGTTGGTTAGCTAAGTTAGCTTGCAAGAAGTTCTGAGCATTGGTTAAACCAGTTTGCTGAGTCAATCCTGCTTGTTGAGCCGCACGAGCATTTAAAGCCGCTTGATTAGCTAAACCTGCTTGGTTAAATGCAGAAGCACCAAACTGACCTGCTTGGTTTTGAGCCGCAAGATTAGCCAATGTCATTGCTTGCTGATTACCAGCATTAAACTGAGACATCTGATTGCCAGCAGCAGCATTTTGCAAAGCCGCAGTGTTAGCCGCACCCGCACCAAATTGACCAGCTTGTTGTTGGTTACTAGCGTTGTATTGAGCCAAGGCATTTTGCGCTGCAGCATTTTGTAGTGCGGCTTGATTCTGAGCACCTGCACCAAACTGTGCGGCTTGGTTAGCACCTGCCTGATTAGCTAACCCTGCTTGTTGCATATTAGCGGCATTAAACTGAGCCATCTGATTGGCTTGTGCTTGAGAGGCCAATCCTGCTTGTTGGAAGTTACCAGCGTTATATTGAGCCATCTGGTTAGCGGCAGCTTGATTAGCCAAAGCCGCTTGTTGAGCATTTTGAGTATTAAGTTGTCCAGTAGACAAGTCAACACCCTGATTAGCCAAAGCCGCACGTAAATTAGCATCTTGGTTAGCTAAACCAAACTGTCCTGCAAGTTGCAATGACTGTTGAGTTGTAGCAACGTCTTGTGCTTGATTAAGCTGTTGTGCTTGCATCTGACGAGCCAAATCAGCTTCAGAAGCTTGTTGGGCAGCGGCATAAGCAGCGGCATTTTGTTGGGCAACCAAACGTGCGGCATTTTCACCATAAGCACGATTAGTTTCTGCTTCAGCAACACCCTGACGAGAGCCACCATACGCTTTAGAAGCAGTTGCTTGTGCGGCAGTACGTTGTTGTTCAAGTTGTCTAGAACGCTCTAGATCAGTCAAACTTTGCTCAGTAACAGCCTGAGTATATGGATTCATGTACTGCTGAATGTTCTGATTCAAGAATGAACCAGCATTGACATCACGAATATTAGCCCTAGCTTGTGGAGCAATCTGTCCCAAAGCTTCAGACGTTACATTAGCACCAGATACACCTTGTGCTCCAACATCACGAATACCAGAACGAGCAAGTTGTGCGGCAGTTGCTTGTGCGGCAGGACCTGCAGATACACCTGCAAATCGTTCAGCAGGACCAGCACTTACGCCACCAAATTGTTGAGATGTATAGCCTAAACCTTGAGCTTGTGCGGCAGGACCTGCTTGTGCAGCATTAAAGCCTTGTGATCCTGCTTGTTGAGCAAGACCTGCATTAGCAGCAGCACCAGTTTGAGCCGTATAACCTTGTTGAGCAGCCAAAGCCGCAGGGTCTACAGTTGCCCCACCATAAGCGTTATAAGTGACATTTTGTGGGTTGTAATTAGCGGCTTGTCCTGCAACATTAAAAGCAGATCTTAATCCTGTGAATATTTCACTGTTAGGGTCAGAAAATTGACGGGCAACATTGTATCCAGCTTGTTGGTCAGGAGTTAAACCTGCAAACTCACGTGCTTGTAGATTACCTGCTACACCTTGTGCGCTTGTTACGTTCTTTAAGAACGCATCACGCATTGCAGGATCAAGCTGCGATGATTGTTGACTTGAGCCACCAGACATAATTACACCTCCGTAGATAGCCAATAATGTGTTGGCTTCATGTTAAATTTAGATACAAAAGTTCTTGACCAGCCTCTTCGACCTGTTAAGGTGATCTTGCGGCATCCCATGTCTTCAGCGAACTTCTGAATATGGGGGGATAGTGTCTCTAGTTCTTCTAGATTACCACCCGCCAAAAATATGTGCAAAACTTTCATCCTTGGAAAGTTCTGGATCTGGGTTACTACTGCACTCTGAGTCCCAGGCCATAATTGCATCGTACAACTGTTAATACAGTCGGCTACATCTTGCAGATTATGTGTATTGTCGTATTCTAAAGCAGGTTGAAGTATTTTTTCTACTTTTTGGAAAAGTACAGACCATAATGGCAGTTCACCATCAATCTTATACTTTTCATAGTCAATCATACTGCTGATGCCGTTAATACACCAATATTACTAACCAAAATCTCATATCTAGTGCCATTTGGACTAGAGATAATCAATCTGTTAGGAGGAGTTATCTTTCGAGAACCAATCTCAACATCCTGATTACGTTTATATAGGTTTGCATCCTCAGACTCAATAAGTCTGCGAACATTGGCCTGATCTCTAGGATCATAGGATGGAGTAGGAGTTGGAAGTTTCAACGTAAACCTCCTGGCTTACCATCCAATCGAATAGTCCCAACACGCCAATCAGTATTTACATTACCTTCAATTTTTACAGCAATCTGTCTTCCAGTAATACGTACAGAAGTAGGCGTATTCATGGTGTATGGACCATAGTTGTATTCTGTTGAATTTGGATAAAACTTAGTGCTAAAACGAGCCTTAACGTCACCCAAAGTGTTCTCATCAGGGACTAGACCAGTAATATTTATTACTCTGTCTCCAGTAGCTAATTCAACTGGTCCTGACTCTGCAAATGGGGTAATTGAGTCATAAGTAAAGCCAATCTCATGCTCATAAACATAAGAATCAGATGAAACCATCATTGGTTTACCAAATACACCAGAATCAGTACCGCAAGTCCTACCAAAAGTACCAATAGCCCAATGGTTCTCACGATAGTTGTAGCTTACATAGGAATCATTCTCAACACTGGCTGAACTTGGATAAAACCACCAAACTTCACCATAAGCTGAGTTGTGAACACAGTAAACCTTAGATGCTTGCTGATAGTTAATGTTGTTAAAGATGTAGTCTCCAACATCACATGGCAAAGGCTTAACAAAGCCATCAAACATCCAGAAACCAGACTTAGACATCCAAATACATGAATTGTCAGTAGCCGCTACTGATTGACGAGAAATAACGCCACACCCAGTACCAATACGCTCAAATCCATAGACGTATGGTGGGCCAATATAAGTTGCTGAATGGACATCTACATCAGTGAACAAAATGGTAGCACCACGTACACGCTTGCCACACATTAGAGAACCCAATGTTGTCAGGTCAAAGTCACCTGCTTGATTGGTAGCACTAGGTGTCCAAGTAGTATTAACCTCTTGGTCAGACCATTGAACTTTCCGAGGATTCCCACCTGCTCCAAGGGCAAACAAGAATCTTTCCTCTGTCACGACTAAACCTGAGCAAGTAGTTGGTGCATTGGTAATAGCAGCGGCTTTAGTACCAGTATTTAACTGCCACTCCAGAAGCTTTCCATCAGCATTTGAACAACCTACTAGATACTGACCCCATGTGTCTAAACTCCAAGTAGTTGCAGGAGTGTAGGAACCTGTATCTGGTCTAGCAATACCATAAGCGGCAGTACCATAAGCACCATAGCCATAACCTAGTTTGGTGTCTGCATCAGCAATGCCAGCAGTAAAAGATGTTGGGGTAATGTCGTATGCAACACCACCTTCATTCATTGCATAGAGCTTTGAATGAGTACCAATTCCTGTCCATCGAATATTACTGTTATCACGCCAAGCAATTAACCCTCTGGCAGATCCAGTAAGTTGAGTTGAAGAGCGTTTACGCCATCCACCAATAGGGCGAATAGTATTCTGATACCAACGTACCAGAGTAGAACTGTTCCAGCGTCCTTTAGATTGGTACTCAGTACCATTCTTGTAAACACCTGGCGGGATGTTTAATGGGATGTACATTTATGCAATGCCCCACCATAAGCGTTATAAGTGACATTTTGTGGGTTGTAATTAGCGGCTTGTCCTGCAACATTAAAAGCAGATCTTAATCCTGTGAATATTTCACTGTTAGGGTCAGAAAATTGACGGGCAACATTGTATCCAGCCTGTTGGTCAGGAGTTAAACCTGCAAACTCACGTGCTTGTAGATTACCTGCTACACCTTGTGCGCTTGTTA